TTCTGTAAATTACAGCACATCTGCAGTTAATTGTTTCTGCTGGAGTACCTCTTGGATCTCCAGGATATTTTAATCTGTCCCCACCAACAACAAATCTTTCCTCTAATGGCACAGTTTGACCTGATGCTATTGAGTGTGTTAGTCTAGTACGAGCATCTTGTATAGCTACCCATTCTTTCTGTGTTCCTGATATATTCATATTTACTGCAACTTGCTCATTAGCAAAAGATGCTATCCTATGAGATTCAGTTCTAGAAATTAGGTTTGCTCTATAAGCACCCATACCTAAAATCATATTTCGTAAAGCAGTTCCTGTTTCTTCTGTTGATAAACCATCATTATAAGAATTAGAAATAACTTTTGCCATTCTTTTTCTTGTAGTTTCATCAATCTCAGTCACCCATACTGCAGTGTTTTCATCTATGAACTCTGCTAGTGCTTTATCAAAATCTTCATCAAATGCTTTTGATAAAAATAATCTACCTAAAGCATAATCTTTAAATGCGTTTCCTATCATTGTATATTGTACTTTAAAAATTAATTTCAATGTTTCTGCTTGTTTCCGCATCTCAAAATCAAGCATAATCTGACTACGCATTCTATATGCTTCTTTTACACCAGAAGCTAATTGATTAAACCAATTTTTTAATGCGTTTCTCCATTGTTTTTCAAATGGTCTTCTTAAATTATTTTGTTGATGCCATACTCTTTCTTTGACACCTTTAAATAATTTTAATTGTTTTGAGTTAAAAAACATTAGTGTAAAGTTGTGTTAATCGGTCTAATAAATTCTTCAATATCTGTTAAACTATCTATAAGTTGTTCAGTACTGAAATCTATGCTTTTAGTTATAGCGATATAAGATGCATGGTTTAATGCGTCTTGTTTATCGTTAAATAATCCTACAACAATTTTAACTTGGTACTCATCTGTTTTAGGATTCTTTTCTATAAATAATCTTGATTCTATACTCATGTTTTTAATGGGTGTCCTGATGGTAATAAATCCCTATCAAACTTCCCTCCTCTAAATCTTCCTGTTCTTACAGCATATAAAAATGCATTAACTCTAGCATATGCCCACTGTTCTTCTGATCTTACACTTGGTCTAACACTTTGAGGATTAGTTCTATAAGCACCTATTCCTCTTCTAAAAACTGCACCTAACATTCTAAGATTAACTCTTTTTCCAGGTTTATCTCCATGCTTATCGTTGTGATCTTTAACTTTATTTCTTAAACCCTCTCTTACTGCCGCAGTTAATTGTTTTTCATCTTCAATAAAATCATCTTTTAATTCAGATACTGCTTCATAAAATTTATCTCTTTCTCTATCAAGTTGTCTTACCTTTTGTCTTGACCAACTAAAACCTGCATCGCCACCCCATAATGCCCATGCTATTCTCCCTGCTGATGGATAACCATCTTCTCCTCTATCAAATCCTTGTCCTTGTTTATCAACTTCGTGACGACTAAAGAAACTAAACATTCTTCTAACAGTGCTTGGCGATAATTTAGTTTTATTTATAATTTGATTCGCTCTAGTGACACCTATAATCGTACCACCTCTATTAAATTCTTTTCTCCACTCTAATCCTCTTTTAGCTTCTGAAACCATGCCATCAGTAGGAACTGTATCTATATCTGATTCAGCTTTTATAATATCTTCTAAATCATCTTCGTTGTTAATAATTTCGAAATCATTTTCTTGTAGTTCTTCAGGAACTTCTTCTTCAGGAATATCTTCACTTCTATCTTCTTCAGGAGTTTCTTCTGTTGCTACATTTAATGGCATTAAATTTGCTGGAACTAATAAACTATCAGCACCATCTATTGGTTCATAACCTAACTGCTCTCTTGCTTCGTTTCTAGTTAAGATACCATCTTTGACTCCTGATGTGACTGATTCAAAGACTCGTCTTCTTTGTTCAGCCATAGCTGGTATTGAGTCAATATCATATCTTAATTCTAATGCTTCATCATTAAATTGTGGAACTAACCACTCATTAAGATCGCCTTGTATTTTATCAAGTAAAGGAATAATTGTTTCATTGTATAAAGCAAGTTTTGCTTCAGCAAAGTTTGAATAAGTTTGTGCGTCAGGTATCCCAATTAATTGACTTGGCACACCATAAACTAAAGCAATATCTTTAGCTGACATATTTTTAAGTTGTATAAAATCCATATCCTTTGGACTTAAACCCATTTCTTTCCAATCAAAATCTCCCTCTAATAACATAGGTCTTCCAGCATTACCTGTTCCTGCGAATCTAGAATTTATATCTGATTGTAATTGACTTCTTTGATTTTCTGATAACTGAACACTTCCACCTGTTTCATCTTTAGGTTTGAATATTACAGCACCACTTGGTCTAGCACCATTTTGTAATAAATTTACATTATGCTTGTTTGCTAAATTATGTTGGTCAATATCTACTGAACTAGCCTGTATCGGCGACATACCATAATAATCATCAAGAGGATTAAACATTTTAATATGTTTAATTTTTGAGTTTCCTGTTGCTTGATCTACTTCATAACTTTCAACTATCTGACCACCAATGATATAATCGTATGATTGTGGCATTGCTCTTTGACCTGTTCTAATTTGTATTCTATCAGGTCTTAAATTATATAATTCTGTTGGTGGTGTATTATCTCCACCTACACTCAACATGTAGTTATTTCCAGATATAAGTAAGTAAGAATATAAACCTTGAAACCACTCGACTTGTGATTGAGTAGGACTAGGATTATATAATAAATCTAATAATGGGTGGTTATCAACTTCTTGATCTCCTCTAAATAAATTTATATTAACTCTTGAAGCATTATTTGCTATTTCATTTATACATCTATAAACAATAGCATTCTCGCTGTATCCCTCTTTAGCTAAATCTTGGTAAGCAATCTTTGTACTTACATCATAACCTAACGATTGATAGGAAACTATCGGTGCTTCTTTTTTTTGTATTTCTTTTGTTTTAAATAGATTTCTAATATTATCTAAAATTGTTGCCATTAACTAACTCTCCAAAATGCTTTTCCTGTTCTTTGTGATAATTCAGTTAAACCCCAAACCAACGCATCTAATCTATCAGGCGATCCTGCGAAAGTGAGTGGGTTGTAGTTTGCCATTTGATCCTCTAAAAACTGGAATGGTTTTATATGTTTTACTCTTTGTTGTTCGTAAAGTGCAGATATTGGTTCTGCTCTTAAATATTTTCCTTTAGTTGCTCTTACACTTCCATAACTTACATTGTTATCAATAGTCCTTATCACTCTTTCAACTAAATCGCCACCATTATTTACTTCGGCTATAATCTTATCAGCTTCGTATTTATAATATGTTTCTACTGCTATTTTTGCCCAAGAATCAGGTGTATATTTTCCTGATACATCATCAATAACATAAAATTTTTCGTCAAACCCTTTAGCACATACAACTATACCAGTTTCATTAGAAAGTTTATTTTGTGTGACTGCTGGGTCAATAGCTACAACAGTTCTAACTAATGTTGGCACTTCTTCTGTACTTTTTAAAAGTGCCTTACTAATCATATCACGATTCCATAAAGCACCCTCTACATCTTCTAAAATTTCAGCAAATAATTCTTGTCTTCCTAATCTTGTGCCTTCATATTTTTCTTTTAGCTTTTTAACTGCACTTTCTGCAAGGTTATCTTGATTTTCAAAAGTGCTTCCTCTTGTGACTAATGAATCTTTATTATTAACTAATTCTTTTATAAGTGTTGTTGGTTTAGGTGTAGTTGTAATAATTACTTGTGGCTTAACTCCTAATCTTAAACCAAATAATAATTGATCCCATGCTTCTGGGTTCTTCCAACTTCCTAACTCATCACACCATGCTCTATGAAACTGTGGACCTCTTAATCTGTCAGGTTGTTCAGAAGAAAAAGTTTTATAAACTGTTCCATTTTTCAATGTCAGTTCTCCTATACTTCTATTCCAGTTTTCAATACTATCAGGATCAAGGCATCCTAATAAACCAGATACACCCTCTATACAAGTATCTCTACCATCTCCAAATGTTGGTGTGACTATCGCTATCCTTGAATTAGGTCTAGTTAATCCATAGAAAGCAATATCTTGTGCTCCAGTTCTAGTTTTACCCCAACCTCTTCCAGCTAATATCAACCATGTATTCCAATCTCCTTTAGGAGTTATCTGTTTCGGTCTTGCTGTCTTGCACCAAGATAGGTGCTTCAGTAATATTTTTTGATTTAGAGAAGTCAATCTCTTCAAATATTTTTCTGATTTCAATAAGCTGTCGTTCTTCGGTAAAGAGTTTATCTCCATCTTTTCCTGTAAGTTCGAGTGCATTTTTTTCTTTCCAACCTGCTTGTGTTTTTAACCAAAATATTTGTGCAACTACATTACCATCTTTTGCCTTTTTAAACAATGCTTGTGATATAATTGCGTTTGCTCTGGCTTTACTTGTATCAAGTTCTTTTCTAAAATTTTTTCTTAATGTAGGTTCACTTATTTTAACAATGTCAGCTATTAAAGATTGTTTTACTCCAGCTATCGCTAGTGCTTCAACAGTTTTAGCATCTTCATCTGTTTTAATATAAGGTGGTCTTCCTACATCATTGTTTTCGTTTATCATAGACCTTTTTTTATAAGCGAAAAAAATTAAAAATCAAAGCAATATAATACTTTTTAATAGAAAATAGCACTAATTAAGGTCATTTTAGACGAAATTTATTAATTATTATTAATATAGCTTGAAAAGTCGCTATTTTATTGGCTTATTTAACTAATAAAAATTAATAAAAATTATTATTTTACTTGTATTAAGCATTTCTATCAATATAATTTAAAATATAAGGACGAAAAAAAAGCAGTTTATACTTTTAACCTTTTAAAACTATAAAAAAAGTAATTCAGGTTTAGGGTGCTCTTTATCTAAGTCGGTAAAATCCCTGGTTTAATCGGTCTTCAAAGTTCAGCTTAAAAAATATAATTTCGTTCTTATACTTTAAATAACTAAAAAAGGAGAAACAATGACTAAACAAGTAATAGTAAGTGTAATTCATCAATGCAAAAATTGTAATGATGAGGGTGTTAAAATAACTAATGATAGTATCGTTAAATGTTATGACTGTAATACTATCAAAAACAATAAAGACGCACAATCTTGGTTCGAGATAAAGTCAAATAATACTATCGGTGTAAAACATGGTATTCATTTAACTCGATATCCAGGTCAACCATGGGAGCAAATCGTATGAGTATAAAAACTATGCAAGATAAAGTCAGTAAAATCATAATTGAAAATATTGACAAACATGGTAAAGACTGGGCGAAGCCATGGGCATCTTTAGGGATGCCTACTTCCCTAGCAACTGGTCAAAGATATTCTGGTATTAATGTAATCGCTTGTTGGATTGCTAATCAAGAATATGGTTTTACTTCTAATCAATGGGGTACTTACAATCAGATCAGAACTAAAGGTGGAGTTGTTAGTAGAGGTCAACAAGGTACACAAGTTGTTTATATGCAACCTAAACTTGTTAGAAATGCTAGAACTAACGAAACACCTGATACTGATGATGGTGCTAAAATAGTACAATATAACTTATACAGAAATTTTGTTGTATTTAATTTAGACCAAACTGAAGCGACTGATACTAAATTAGTTTTTAATACTAAAACTAAAAAATATAAAACAGTTGCTTGTGATCCAAAAGAGTTTGAGAACTTTAAAAAAAGTTTTCAAGTAAAATCTGATGGTGCTGATGACTTACCAGAAGTTGATCAGTATGTAAAAAATACTGGTGCTAAAATAAGATATGGTGCTAAAGAAAATATCTTCATACAAAATAGTTGTTTTTATATGCCAAGCCAAGATTATATTGGTATGGTAAGTAAAGAACTATTTAAACACAATGAAGATAATTCAGCAACTCAATTATTTTATGCTACTTTGCTTCACGAACTTACACACTGGACTGCTGAAAAGTCTAGATGTAATAGAGATTACAAATCAAAATATTTTGAAAAGTTTTCTCACGAAGAAAAGTATGCCTTTGAAGAACTGGTTGCTGAACTTGGTGCTACTATGCAATGTTGTATGCTAGGTATCACTATGGAGCCAACACCTCATGCCATAAAATATCTTAAAATATGGAAAGATAGATTAAAAGATAATCCTCAAACTATATTTAAAGCAAGTGCTATGGCTAGTGCTGGTGTTAATTATATCTTATCAAAACAACCTAAAAAGAAAGCTGAACAATTAAAATCAGCTTAACTCTCTCTATCCCCATCATCTTCAATAGGTGGTGGGGATTTTTTTTTGCCCACCTTTATCAATTATTCGGTATCCCTTATCATACTCGTACGCATAAATCAATAAAATTTTTTCTTATAATAACCAAAGTGAATAGCAAGGTCATCAAGAACTTCTCTTAATCTACTTCCCATATATCTTTCTGCTATATTTAACAATAATCTACATTGTTTTAATGAATAATCCTCCCCACAAATATAACAAGCTATTGAAAATCCTTTATTTCCTAACACCACATGAATATCTCGTAGCTGTGAAATATAACCTAATGCTGTATAAGAAACTTTATCTTTATTAGATGAATCAATAAATTGACTAAAATCCCTGCCTTTCATACCACCGATAGCACTTCCTTCAAATATTTTTCTAAAAGTAATACCTGCTTTATGCTGATAATCGTTTATTAAATGTCTATGAAACATATAATCTAAACCACATTCTCTTACATTTACCATTACAACACTTGTGTATTTTTTTCCTTGTGGTGTTAATTCGTGTCTTTTTTGTGGAACTATTAAAGGTTTATGAGATTGATTTTTTTTCATTTTATGTTAAAAAACCACCATGGATATACAAGAAATAGATATAAATAAAATAACACCATACATAAATAACCCTAGAAAAAACTTAAATGTTGATAAAGTTGCTTCTAGCATAAAAGAGTTTGGTTTTCAACAACCTATCGTAGTGGATAAAAATAATACGATAGTCGTTGGTCATACGAGATATGAAGCCGCAAAAAAACTTGGTATATTAAAAGTTCCAGTACAAATAGCTGACTTATCAGATACACAAGCTAAAGCATATAGAATAGCTGATAACAGATTAAATCAAGATGCTTCTTGGGATACTAAATTATTAAACATTGAATTTAATGATTTACTATCTAAAGATTATAATTTAGATAGCTTGGGTTTTACTACTGATGAACTAGATACTTTATTCTTAAAAAGCAGTGAAGATGCTGATATCGGTTTAAATGAAAATATAGAAGAAGATTTAGATTTAACACAAGAAACCCTATCTGATGTGAAAATGATACAATTATTTTTTAATTCAGAAAATGAAAATAAATTTAGGGAAGCTGTAAATAAAATAAGTAAAGAAAATAATATTGATAATATTTCTGATGCTGTTTTAAAAGCTGTGTTAAATGAAGCAGATAAAACTTAATCCTATACTTACTGATCAAGAAGTTAAAAAGTTAGAAGGAACTTTTTTTACTAAAGATTTAATTAAACATCATATTACAGAAGATACTAAAGTCTTTAATGAAAAAGGAGATATTTTAGCTGTATATAAAAAAAATGCTGTTCCAACTGATATACTTAATAATTGTAGATTAGCTTTTAGGAAAGCCGCAACTCAATCTAATAATAGAGGACTTGCTTCTGGTTTAATTACTGAAAAATATAAAGTAGGAGATAAAATAGGTGGGAGAACAATAGGTAAAATACAAGGAACTAGATTTGTACCAATAAATATAAAAGATAATAAATTATCAAATACATCTTATGCTCTTACAGTAAATAGTGGTCTTATGGGTTTTAGTGATCGTTATCCTAGAATACCATATTGTAGAAGCACTATGTATAATCAAAGAAACTTACAAGGATATAAAAGATGTTTGCCTTACATTAAATGTGTTAATGATTTTTTTAAAGAATATGCACCAGCTAGGTATAAAAAGCAAAAAAGAATGGCTGATGAAACTTCACAAGATTTTGTTATAAAAGATACTGCATTTAGTACAGTCACAGTAAATAAAAATTTTAGAACTGCTGGTCATTATGATGCTGGAGATTTAAAAGAGGGATTCGGAAATTTAGGTGTTATCGCAAGTGGTAAGTATGATGGTGCTATAACAGTAATACCAAAGTATGGTGTTGGTTTAGATTTAAAAGATGGGGATTTAGCTATATTTGATGTTCACGAACTTCATGGAAATACTGAAATTATTCGTAAAGGATATTATGAAAGGATAAGTGTTGTTTGTTATTATAGGGAGAAGATGATATATTGTGGTAATGCTGATTATGAATTAAAAAGAGCTAAAACGAATACAAAAAAAATAGCTTTACCAGAAGAACTTGAAAAAGCTAAAATAATAAGAGAAAGAATTTTAAATGAAACAGAAAGCAATAATCTGTAATAAATATGATTTCTATATAAATGTTCCTTTAAAAGATGAATCTCAAAGAAAAAAAAACGATCAATCATATTTACATTTTATAACTACTCGTCAAGATTTAGTTTCAGCTAAATGTAATGCTACTAAATGGCTTTTAGAAGATTTAAACATAAACAAAGAATATAGTATAAGAGAATATTTCGCTGGTGTTGGTATTC